AAGGGCCGACAGCCGCCCCTGCACGAACTCAATCTGCCCGCCGATCGCCCGCAGCGACCGCTCGTCAACGCCAAGCGACAGACCGGCCCGGCCAGCGCCGCCGAAGGAAGACTCAAATCGCTGGGCAATCGACTGCCTGTTGTTCAGAGCGGTGTTGATTCCGGCGACTTCCTGTGCGAGTCGCCTCGCATCTTCGGCGGCAACGCCGACGCCCTGCCTCGCCATGTTCTGAAATCGCGTCGTCAGGTTGTCTACGGTCGGCCCGAGGTCGCCGGCCAGCGTCTCGCCGACGCCACGAAGGCGGTTGCGGAGGTCACCAACCTCCTGGCCGAGTTGGCCGAGGACTCGCGTCCGGGGGTCGCGGTTGCCGGTGAGGTCGGAAGGCCGCATTCGCTCTTCGTCGCGGGCTGCTCGCTCGCGGGCGATCAGGCGGGCCGTTTCGTCGGACTCGCTCGGCGTCGGCGGGTTGATCCCACCGCCCAGCGCCTGTTCGAGTGATTTTGCTGCTTGCTGGCGACGAATGAATGCCTCAAAAGCCTGCTCCTCTGCCTGCTGACGAGATCGCGCGGCATCGGACAACTGCCTCTCAAGGCGCAACGCGGCCTGTTCTCTGCTGTTCAGTGCAGACTGTTCTGCCTCCTGCCTCTGCATGGCGGCATCTGCAATCTGCCGCTCAAGACGAAGCGCGTTTTGCTCGCGGGTGTTCAGTGCAGACTGTCCGGTTTGTGCCTCCAGACGAATCTGCTCCTCCAGGCGGTCGTTCACCTGATTCAGATAGGCGATCTGCTCTGTGTATGCCCTTCTGGCGGCCTGCTGGTCACCATTTCTAGTGATGATCGTCCGCTCAAGATTGGCCCGCAGCCGCTCGGCCTCGTCGGCAGCCAACTTCTGCTGCCCAATCAGCGACACGATGCCGCGGCTGGAGATCGCCTCCGGCGACAACTGCGCCGCCTGCTGCTGGAGTTGGGCAGCACGGCTCGTCGAGCGGAGGAACTCGGGGTTCTGGAACCGCAGTTCCTGGCCCGTCGCGAGGCCGCGGGTGGCCTGGGAGGCTTCTGCCGCACGCCTGATAGCCTCCGTCATGCGGTTGACGCGAGACTCCGTATTGGCGAAGTCGCGCTCTGTGACTTTGACACCGCGAGAGATCGCGTCAAAGAAGTTCTCGGCCTGCTTCTGCCCAGACTGAAGCACGGGCAGCAGCGCCGACTGCACGGTCTGCGACAGGGCGGAAAACTGCTTCTGGGCGTCGCCGACCGGCTTCGCTATCCGCTCCGTCGCCCTCGCCACGTCGAGGATGGCCTTTGGGTTCTGAACCTTGAGGTTCAGTTGCTGGCTGTTCGCCGCCTTCACGGCCCTCTCAAGCCGCTGGAAGTCGGTGTACATCCCCTTCAGGGCGCGCTCGGCAGAGGTGCCGGCGCTTGTCAACCGAGACTTGACGGTGCTTGCGAACGTCTCCAGTTCGCCCTTGGCGAGGTTCAGGCCAGACTGAAGCGGCTTGGCGTTGACCGCCAGGACCGTCGCTATTCTGCCGAGGACTTTAGTTGACATCGTCTCATCCTTGAGGCTGCTGCAACTTCATCAACTCTGCCAGCATCGCGTCCTGCGACTGTTTCGGCCGCTTGGAGGCCGGGATGAACACCTCCTCCTCGGGCAACCGCTTGTAGTTGCCCGAGGCGGCCATGATCGTCCGGCATATCCTCGCCGTCTGAAGCCAACTGTTCGGAATGGGCCACCGCTGATGGTAGGCGTACCACTCCGACAACTCCTGCGAATCAACCGTCTCCAACAACTCCTTGACCGACCGGCCCAGCGCCAGCGCTAGGTCGAAGTAGAACTTTCGCTCGGGGCGGTCGGTGAATCGTTTCCCAGCGCCTCCACCGCCTCATTCGTGAAGGCGTTGTGACTCCACGCCTTCTCGAACAGCCGGTTGATGACGATGCTGCTCTTCCCCGACAGCGCCGGAATGTCGGCGTCGGCGAACAGCCGCTCGCCGGCCTCGTCGGCCAGCGTCAGCACGAGGAAGCGGACGCGGAACGACTTCATCTTCTGCTCGGCGTAGGCTTCCTCGAACGCATCGCGTTCGGTGCCGGAGAGCGTCTTGATGTGGACTTCGCCGCCCCACTCGGGGACCGGGACCGGGTCCGAGAGTTTGACGTCCTTCGCCGCGAGAATCTTTGCCTTACTCAAAGCCATAAAACAGGGACTCCTTGGTAACTACAGGAACACGCCGCCAGATGAATTGCTTGTGGATTGACCGATCGAGCAGCCGCTAACGCCGACTGCCTCAACAGTCCCCGCGAGGTACGTCCTTGTGCCGCTCTTCAGAACCCAGTGCGGAAGGCAGCCACTTACCCCTTCGCTCCTGTATCCAGCAGCGCTCGTGTCACCAGAAGACAGCGTTACTGTTACAGCACCAGTGGCGGCGTTGGTGACGGTAAACGACAGGCTGCGAGGAACTTGCACATATCTAAAAATAGGCTGCCCCTGCGTAATCCCAACCTGTTGGTTATCGTAAGTCACAAGAGTCGCCGTGAGGCTTTGACCAGTTACGTTCTGCCCAATCACAGCGTCAAACGAAAACGCATCCCCAACGACGACTTGGATGTCAAACCGCTGCGGAAGTGCCGATGCAACTGTCATGGCTACTGCTCCACATAGTCGGTTAACATGAACCGCAGCGTCCCGCGGACGACGTCGCCGACGCTGGCCCGCCTGTCGGCGGCGACAAGAACCGCTCGCCTAGACACCGTCATGTTTGGCGAGGCGAACGTCACGATTCCGACTTGCCGGACAAATGCCTCCGGCGCCGCGCCGCTTGGTGAGGCGATATACTCGACCTCGACGCTGCCGCCGGACCAGTCGCCGGTCGGGACCATGATCCGCTGGCCCTGTGCGTCATCTACGCCTGTCATGTCCACGACCTCCGCTTCAGGAGACGAGACAGACAAGGACGCAACGGCGGCGCCGAAGCGCCCCGCAGCGCCTGCGTCGAACGCGAAGGTTGCCCCTTGGGCTGCGAATCCCGCCATCGCTTACGCGACTCGGAACGTCGCACTCCCAGAGATGAGGGCGCCGACAGAGCCGCCGATCGAAGACGACGCGATGGTCGCGTTGCCGCTGAACGAGATCGGGCCGGAGATCGACAGGGAGCCAGAAGCGCCGGCCGTGAGGATGTTCGTCGAGATGTAGTCGATCTGCACCTCGCGGTCGGTGGCGAAACCGCCGACGTACTCGCGTCGGCCGTTCGGGGCGATGCCGAGGTGGCTGCCGTCGATGAGGTCTTGGGTGTCATTGACCTGGACGCTCGTCACAGTGAGGTTCGACCCACCGAACGAGAACGACATTCCCTGTGCGGAAATACCAGCCATTTGTTGCGCCTCCTTGCGCCAGTGTCGTGACCTGTAGGGTTACGAAGCGGCCTCTTGCCACCGAATCTGATACAGTTGCCGGACCTCGTAGGCCGGGGGGAGTTGTGCTCCCATCGCCGTCGGGTCCAAGAAGTCGTCAGTTTCGCTGACGAGCCTCATATCTTGGATTGTAACCCCCATCGCGGTGCCGGTGTTGCCATCCAGAGCAAGCCGGACCTCGTCCCCCAACTCCCTGGCGGCGTCGTGGGTGAGCGCCCAGGAAGCCACCTGGATCGACAGGAGCGGCATGAACATCGGCCCGGTCAGGCTCGACTCGCGGATGATGTTCTGCCGCTTGTAGACGATGAACGGAAAGCCGGCTGACTTCGGCACAGCGATTGGATAAACCTTGAACCCGACGAGTCGGGCCACGCCGGGCGTCGAGGTCAGCCGGTAGTAGACGTAGTCTTCGGGCTTGATGATCATTTGGACAACTCGTCGATGTAGTTCTGGAGGCTGCTCATCAACGAACTCAATACAGCCCCAGACCGAGTCGTGATCGTCCACTCCATCGGATGCTTCGCCGGCATGGCGCCGTAGGTCTCATTCGGGCCGTATGTGACTGGGCCAAAGTCATGCGGGTAGCCGCTGCCCGCCTTCTTCTGGCGAGTCGGCTCGTTCTTGCTGCCCATGATGAAGTAGTAGCCGCGCCCCATCTTCTCGAACTGCTCGTTGTTGAAACTGCCGGCCTTCTTCATCCGCCCGTTGATGGACTGGTGGACGTTGATGTAGGCGCGGCGGTTCTGCGAGCCAGGCTTTCTGGCGCCCGTTCCGAACTCGACCAGCCAGGCATGGTTGCCCGCCCCCGGTTCGTCGTTTACATCCCATTCGCTCGCCTGCACGCGATGCGACGGCCCCGTCACAACGACGGTGACGCCCTTGTACTGAACGGTCTTGGAAGTTATCGACTTGCCTAAGTTGCCGGTGACGTTGTTGACGCGATCCTTGTAGCCCTTCTCAAGAATCTTGGCCGCTTTTTTGGCCGCTTTCTCTCGCAGTTTGCCGGGGTCTTGGTCGGCGCGAATCGCGATGAGTTCCAGTTGCCGCGCCAGTTCCTGCGCGCCACCAGTGCGGATACTGATGAAACCCTTGAGAATCTCCTTGGCCGTCTGGCCGGAGAACTGCCGCGGCATCGTGGCGTCGATCATTACCGCCATCACTGCACCTCGCGAGCCAGGATTTCGAGGGCCGTTCGATTGTCTCGCTCGACGACGGCCGCAATCTCCATTGTGCGCCCCCGCCACTCCAGCCTGTTGGTATGCGTGACGTCTGGCCGATAGCGGATGCGGATGCGATGCGTGGCGATGACGTTGGCCTGCTGGGCCTGGAGGATGTCGCGGCTCGACAACCCCGTGACGCTCGCCCAGACGGTGGCGACGGTCGTGCTCCACGACAGGGTCGTCTCGCCGGAGGGGCTGCGGACCTCGGTCTGCGACTTGATCGCCACCCGCTCCCGCATCTGGCCGATGATCATGTGACCGTGCCTTCGCCGATGAGGACGATGTCAACTGATCCGTCAGAGCCACTCAAATTGCTCACTGTCAACGAGCGGCCTGCCGTTGCGAACCCAGCGGCATCTGGCCTTGCGAAGAACAGGGTTGCGCCTGGGTGGACGGTGGCAGACGCCCCAAGCCCCAACTCGGGCCATGCGTCACCCTCAATCGCGAGGCTGACTGAACCAGTGTTTCGCAGGTAGAAGACCTTGACTGACGAGAACGAGACAGTCCCTCTGTCATCTTGAAACGATGCAAAACCAACTCCAGATGGGCTGTAGTCGCCGCCTGCCGGGATCGTGTGCGAATCGCTCCACACCACCTGGGCCTGATTCGCCCCCGTCCCGTCGGCGAGACTCACGGCATAGGACACGGGCGTGGCCCGCAGTGTCCGCGAGATGTCGCCGCTCGACGTTTCGTGGGCCAGGATCGACAGAGTAATCT